TGATTATCTCTTTGAGCAGGGGGTTAATTTTGTCGATAGAGTCATACAGATTAATGAAGAAATAGATGACCATAGTTTTGCATTTATAGATGCTGCCCTTAGTGAACTAGAAAGGGCTAGTAAGAAAACTATAACCATTAGAATAAACTCTCCAGGCGGCTCCGTCTATGACGCCTTAGCCATGATTGGTAGACTTAATGCCTCCAGTTGTAGAATCGTAACAGAAGCCTACGGACACGTTATGAGTGCAGCCACCCTACTACTAGCCGCAGGTCGCAAACGTAGAATGTCTAAATACTGTGTGTTTATGGCGCACCAAATGAGTTATTACATAGGAGGGTCTCATGCCGAAACGAAAGAAGAAGTAGATCAAGTTGAAAAACAGGAACGCCAATGGTGCTCCTGGATGGCAGAGTTAAGTGACAAGGATGCTGAGTTTTGGTACGATAAAACTTACAAGAAAAACTTTTACTTGACTCCAGATGAATGTTTAGAGTATGGAGTTATAGATGAAATCTTTTAAAAATCGCAGTCATGAAGTAGCTTACAATATGATGGAAATAAGTGTAGAATTAATAGATGAAGTATTTAAAAAGGTAGATAAAATTGCTGATGCAAACTCTCATAGAGAGCGTAATGGTCTTAAGCTTATAGACTCTGGACACTTTAGGTGGGACATTAGACAATTAAAGATTAACACTAAAAACAAACTACAAAAAATCAAAGACCTGCTTGAAGAGTACGGGGACGACGCCAAACTAGTCACCCACCAACCGGAGGAAAAAGAATGAAAAAATTATTGACCTTAGCTATTTTAGGGGGGCTGTTTCTAGCCACCTTTTTGTCCATCGATAGAGTTGAGTATCTAGACAGCCCATACGATGTTCGCATAGGTAGTGTAAACAACTTTGAAGCAGCAGAAGTTTTGAAGCAGTTTAAAAACGCAGAAATAAAAAACAAAAAAGATTTAGAGATTGACATAGTTATAAACTCCGGTGGAGGTTCAGTTCACATCGGACTAGAATTTATTGAAGAAATGAAAGTCTTGAAAGAAAAAGGCTACCACCTTAATTGTTACGCACGAAACGCCTACTCTATGGGGTTTGTAATTTTACAATACTGTGACACTCGTATAGGGAGTTCTAACTCAACTTATATGCACCACCTAACTCAGGTAGGATGGGGAAGACCTAAAAGAAGTGAACACAATAAACAATTATTTAAAGCACTTGACTTTTTTGACAAACTAGTGTTAAATGAAATCGCTAAAAAAATGAAAGTAGACCCTGATAAGTTTTTTGAAAAGATCAAAGAAGACAAGTGGTGGAATGCCAAGGACGCTTTGAAAGATGGTATCTTGGATAAGATAGAAAACTTCTCACTAGTAGTAAAAAAAGTAAAATATAAATTCGTACCTTTTTGGAGGAAATATTAATGAAATACAAAATAGACTCAATCAGATGTTACCAATCGGTAATGTTTGAAAAAACCAACGAGACGTTTTTTGCTTCTCGACAAATTAACAATCGAAAACCACTAGAGTTAGAATTGATTGAAAGTTTGAATGTAGTCTCTATCAAATCAGATAGGGACCACGTTCTCATTCCTTTAACTAACGTATCTTGTGTCTATCTCAAGTCTCCTTTGAAAGTAGAACAAGAAGAAAAGGACAAAGAAGAAAGAGCTAAGGTCGGTTCTCCAAATGTAATTAAAAAACCCAGAGTAAAAAGATCAGCATACTAGGAGTTAACATGAGTGGTAAGCAAGCAAAAAAAGCAAGACAAGAAGCAAAAGCAAACGAGTCAGATAAAGAACGTCTAGAGCGTCTAGCTAAGAACACTGACTTCAAACTACTAAAACCTTTTGGTCCAGCCGTAGGTCTATTTCACATGCCATCTGAAATGACTCAAGCTTTATTAAAAAAGACAGATGAAATTCTTGAAGATCAAAATAGAGTAGACTGGGGCAAAAACTTAGTAGGTCAAATTGCTGAAGAACCCTGGATTAGTAATGAGCAATTGAAAGAGATTGGAGCTTTTGACTACCTACAAGGTATGCTCTACAACTATGTGTGGAATGCTCTAACTCAAGATGGTCATGAACTGAAACAGCTAGAGGTTCAAATAGATCACGCATGGGTAGTTAGTCAGTTTGCAGACGAGTACAACCCAGTTCACTTTCACACCTACTGCGATCTATCATCTGTCCTGTACCTAAAAGTACCTCCATTTGATGATAGATCAAAAATAGGAAAACTACCAGAGTATAAACATCAAAGAGATGGAATGATTGAATTTATCTATAAAACAGCTTGTCCAACTGGAATGGAAAAAGGCTCTCTATCCTTCATGCCTGAACCAGGCAAGTTGGTAACATTTCCATCTAACCTCTTGCACACAGTTTATCCATTCAAAGGAGACGGTGAACGTAGGTCAATAGCTTTTAACTCTCACTGGAATGCCGTACTTAAAAACGGAAAAATGTTTGACAAATCATTTAGAATGAAGTCAGACCAGAATACTGAAGAATATTTAAAAACTCTAACTTCTAAAAAAGAGGTATCAGAATTTGCAGAACGTAAACAGGGAAGCACTAATAGCGGAGCTTCAAAAACGGAAGACAAAGTCTGAAAAACCTACGTTTGTATTTGATGAATTTTGTTTCAACAAACAGGTTGGCTTTTTTCGTGGTCCAGGTTCCAGGTTTAGAAATGCTGTATGTTCTCGTAGAGCAGGTAAAACTGTAGGCATTGCAGCCGATATGATTGACTCTGCTCTGGCTAATGAAGAAGTTAACCTACTCTATATTACTATAACACAACAACAAGCTAGAGCAATCATATGGTCTGACTTAGTTAAGATTATAGAAGAGTATGAAATAGAATGTAAAACAGACAATGTTAGGTTAACAATAACATTTCCTAACAAGTCCAAAGTTTACATAGCAGGAGCCAAGGATAGGACCGAGATAGAAAAGTTTAGAGGATGGAAACTAATGAAGTGCTACATTGACGAATGTCAGTCCTTCCGGTCCTATCTAAAGGAGTTGATAAACGATATTATAATCCCAGCCCTAAGAGACAAAAGAGGACAACTATACTTAACAGGAACTCCAGGTCCAGTAAAGGCTGGGATATTTTACGAATACGCTACATCTAAAAACTGGGAAGCGCATCACTGGACTGCATTTGATAATCCACATATGCACCTACCCCCTAAGTTAGATTTAGAAGAAATACTAAAAGAAGAAAGAATCATAAGAGGAATCGATGAAACTGATCCTTCTTACATAAGAGAAACATATGGAAAATGGGTAGAGGACAAAGATGCGCTCGTATTTAAATTCAACAAGTCGAAAAATATCTACACTAAGCTCCCTACTGAAGGCGAGTGGAACTATATTATTGGTATTGACATTGGTTACAATGACAGTGACGCTATCGCTGTTATCGGTTATAATACGCACCATAAGCGAGTCTACTTGGTTGACGAACATGTCAAAAACAAACAAAACATTAGTCAACTGGTTTCGGTCATAAATGAATACAAGGACGTTTACAACCCAATACGAATGGTCATGGACGCAGGAGCCTTGGGTAAAAAGATTCAGGAGGAGTTGCGAATGCGACACGGTCTTAATATCGAGGCTGCTGACAAGACCCGAAAGGTAGAATTTATTGAGTTATTAAATGACGACTTACGAACTGAAAAATTTAAAGCCTTCAAGAGTTCTCTATTTGAAGAAGATTGCATGTTGGTACAATGGGACAAGGACTCGAAAATTCGTAATCCAGAAAGACCAAAGATTTCAGACACTTACCACTCGGATATTTGTGATGCTGTCCTTTATGCTTGGAGAGAATGTCGTCATTATCTATCTGAAAAGCCAAAAGCCCAGCCGAAAGAAGGATCAGACGCCTATATGAAGGAGCTAGAGATGAGAGAAGCTAGGGAGTGTGAGGAACGCAAAAAGGACCCATATGCCTTTGAGTTAGAGAAGTTATATGAGCAGGATATGGAAGAATTAGATAATATAATAGATGAACAATAGGAGAGGACATGTTAGATCATCTTAATGACGTAAAGTCCTTTATTATATGGTGCAAAAATAATAAAGTAAAATCGTTTAGATCAAAAGAAATAGAGTTCGAGCTTTCTGAGATCGGACTAGTAGAAGGACTCGCTAACGTAGAAGACCTACAAAAGCACCTAGACGAGTCTGAACATGAAAACGAACAAATACAAAAACAAGAAGACGATGAACTCATGTTTTGGTCTTCTAATACTTAGGACATTTCATGGATAACTTTTCTGAAATTAACGGAAGCAAGTGGTGGTTAGCTAGTAAAAATGACTTACACCAAGAACTATTTGCCTATGTTAATAATCTAGATAGTAAGCAGCAATATAGATCGGCTGATAATCTTAGGTACGCTAGACTATATGGAAACTTTGACTACTATGGTCTAAATGCCCTAAATTATTACAGGGTTGAAGCTTCGTACAGTGTTACTAATCGAGTTACTCTTAACGTAGTTCAATCTATGGTAGACACTGTAGTCTCAAAAATAACTAAGAATAAGCCAAAAGCCACATTTTTAACTTCCGGTGGGGATTTCAGTCTTCAAACTAAGGCAAAAAAACTAACAAAATTTGTAGAAGGTATTTACTCTTACACAGATTTTTACGAAAAAGCCACTATGGCATTTCAAGATTCTTGTATTTTTGGTACAGGTTGCCTTAAAATATTTATTGAAGAAGGTCAAATAAAAACAGAAAGAGTCATGATCGATGAGATCAAGGTTGATGATGTTGAGTCCTTCTACGGCAAACCTAGACAAATTCATCAAGTTAAGTACGTTCAAAAATCCGTACTTAAGGAAGCCTTTCCTGGTTATGATATTAAAATAGAAGAAGCTAGTAGTTCAGATAGTAACACCTTTCAAGAATTTCAATCTTCTACATACAAAGACATGGTACGAGTCATAGAGTCCTGGCACCTAAAATCTGGACCAAATGCAAAAGACGGTAAACATACAATCTGTGTTTCTACTGGTACTCTCTTTGAAGAAGATTATGACAAAGACTACTTCCCATTTGTATTCTTCCGATGGGGTGACAGACCTGTCGGCTTCTTTGGTCAAGGTTTGGCTGAACAACTACAGGGTATTCAACTAGAGATTAATAAAATTCTGAGAACAATACAAGTCTCAATGCACCTAGTGTCTGTGCCTAAACTTCTAGTAGAAGCAAGTTCTAAGATAGTATCTTCTCATCTTAACAATCGCATAGGTGGGATTATAAAATATGCAGGAACTCCACCTGCTTACGCTCCTTTGGGTGGTATCCCAGGTGAATTATTCTCTCACTTAGATCGTTTATACCAAAGAGCTTATGAAATCTCAGGCATATCCCAACTAGCTGCTCAATCTTTAAAACCTGCTGGTCTAGATTCAGGTAAAGCCCTAAGAGAGTTCAACGATTTAGAAACTGAAAGATTTATGTCAGTAGCCAAAAGGTATGAAAAAACTTTTATGGAAGCTGCTGAGATTATGATAGACATGGCTAGAGACCTATATCTTGCAGAAGGTGAATTTAAGGTCAAAGCAAAAGACGGTAAGTTTGTAGAAAGTATTAGCTGGAAAGATGTAGACATGGATAAAGATAAGTATCTAATGCAAATTTTTCCGACTTCTGCCCTATCTAACACTCCTGCTGCCAGACTAGCAGACGTTCAAGACCTATTAGCTGCTGGTTTCATAGACAAAGAGGATGCCTTAAAATTACTAGACTTTCCTGACCTAGAGTCTACAATGAATTTACTAAATGCAGACTCTAAAAACTTAGAAAGAATTATAGAAAAGATGATGGATGATGGCGAATACTTTCCACCTGAGCCTTACCAAAACCTTGAAAACTGTCTTAGAAAAACACAACAAGCTTATTTAATGTACAAAACTCAAGGTGCTCCAGACGATAGACTTGAACTGTTGAGGCAGTACATGGAAGATTGTCAAAACCTATTAGAAAGAGCTAGAGAGCAGGTACCAGGACCACAAGAACTTACACAAGAATTAGCAGAAGCAGGAGCAGCTACAGCAGCAGCAGAAGTAGCTGAAAATATTCCACAAGAACAAGACCTGTTAACCTCTGGAGCTATAGACTTAAGCCCTCCTGAAGAAGAAATTATAGAAGAAGAACAGGTTATAGAATAAAATATAATAAGAATACAATAGTAGATCAACAGATCGGGTACCACCCAAAAAGCTAAAGGAGCCAAAATGGAGAACTCACACGAACATCTAAATGATGTTGTAATGAACCAAGATTCTGACTTAGATGCGTCTGAGCAAGTTGAGGAGTCATTAGAAAAAGCTAATGAACCAGAAAAAAGTGACGATTTTTCACGCAAGTTTGCTGCCCTAAGCAGAAGAGAAAAAGAAATCAGAGCAAAAGAAGTAGAGTACGACAAACGCATAGCTGAGTTAGAGCAAAGACTTAACTCTTTTAATCAGCAATCTGAGCCAGAGCCGGAACCAGAGCTACCAATAGAGTACAGATTAAAAAAGGACCCCCTAAGAGCCTTAGAAGAAATGGGTCTTAGCTATGATAAACTAACTGAGTTAGCATTGAATGATGGAAAACTTACTCCTGAAATGCAAATGAAGTTGATGCGTGAAGAACTAGAAGGTGACTACAAGAAAAAGTTTGAAGAACTAGAGAACAGACTTCTAGAAAAAGAAAAAAGTGATGAACAAAGACGCTATGATGACATACAAAGAGGTTTCAAGAATGAGATTGATGAGTATGTTAATTCTAATTTAGATAAGTATGAACTAATACAAGCAAACGAAGCAAATGATATTATCTACGACGTAATTGAAGAGCACTATAATGACACTGGCAGAATCTTGGACATAGAAGAAGCTGCTCAAGCTGTTGAAAACTACCTAGAAGAAGAAGCTGAAAAGCTACTAAAACTAGGAAAACTTCGTTCTAAGTTTGGTATAGAGAACGATCTAGAGCAAGAAGAATCCCCAAGACAGTCGCAAGTAACACTGTCGAACGCCATGTCTGCTCAGGCGAATGAAAGAGTAGCTAAGAAGTTATCGGATGAAGAAAGTAAGGCTCTTGCAGCCAAAATGTTAAAATGGGATTAATTTACTAAACTTAAAGGAGTTTAAAAATGGCACTTAATATGACAACTTTTGCTGCGGCTCTTAAGCAGCATTACACTCAAGACAGAATTGAGAACATGGTTTATAAGGATAATCCATTTCTCGCTATGATTGCTAAGTATGAAGATTTTGGTGGTGAAAACCTTAAGCTTCCTATCAAGTACGGAATACCTCAAGGTCGTTCTGCTACTTTTGCTGATGCTCAAGCTAACAAGACTAACACTCAGTTAAAAGCATTCTTGCTTACCAGAGTTTCCGACTACTCTCTAGCTTCTATTCAGAATGAAACTATTGAAGCTTCTAAAGGTAATGCTAACGCATTCATGGAAGCTGCTACTGTTGAAATCGATGGAGCTATCGAGTCTGCTACTCGGTCTCTAGCTATCTCTCTTTTCGGAGACGGTTCAGGTCAAATCGGTGTTGTTGGTTCACTAGCTACCACTACTGCTTCTAACGATACTATTACTCTAGCTACCATTGATGATATTACTAACTTTGAAGTTGGTATGCAGTTAAACTTTGGTACAGCTACAGCTAATAAAGAAATTTCTACTATCAACAGAGACACAGGTGTTATTATTGTTAACGCTGCTTCAGGTGCTTCTGCTACTGAAGCTATTTATGTTGATGGTGATAAGGACAACAAACTTAAAGGTTTAGGAGCTTGGCTTCCTTCTTCTGCTCCAAGTACTTCTGACTCTTTCTTTGGTGTTAACAGAAGTGCAGACGCTTCTCGTTTAGGTGGTATTCGTTTCGACGGTTCATCACTTCCTCTTGAAGAAGCTTTAATTGGTGCTGCTGCTAGAGTTGCTAGAGAAGGTGGAAAGCCTGATGTTTGTTTCATGAACTACTCTAACTTTGCTGACCTAGAAAAAGCTTTAGGTTCTAAAGTTTCTTATGTTGACGTTAAAGTTAACCCTGAAATCGGATTTAGAGGTATTTTGATTCATGGTCCTAGAGGTCCTATCAAAATTGTTCCTGATCAAAACTGTCCTAAAGATGTAGCTTATATGTTACAAATGGATGTTTGGAAACTTTACTCTCTTGGTAAAGCTCCTAAGATTCTTGATTCAGACGGACTTAAGTTCCTAAGAGACTCTTCTGCTGACTCTGTTGAAGTTAGAGTTGGTTACTACGCTCAG